ATAAAGAAGAAGAGTTTTTAAGACAATTAGCCGAAATATTAAAAAAGGTATAGTCTATATATACAAATTTTATATTTCATAATATAAACAGAAAATAAATAAACAAATTATGTCAAATCCAAAAACTGCAATTCAAGAAATTAAGAAATTAATGGTTCAGTTCGGACTTTTGTCCCCTGAGAATTTTGCTGAAGCAAAGTTGGTTGATGGTACTGTTGTTAAAGTTGAAGGTGATTTAGTTGAAGGTGCTGCTATTAAGGTGGTTACTGAAGACGCTGAAATTCCTGCACCTGACGGAGTACATGAACTAATGGATGGAACAAAAGTAGAAACCAAAGATGGTGTTGTTGTAAAGGTAGAAAAGGTAGAAGAGTCTCCTGTAGTTGAAGAAGCTATGGAAGAAGAAGTTATCGAAACTGAAGTACCTGCAGAAGTATCATCAGTTGCTGAACCAGTGGTCGCAGCCATTGTTGAAGCCATTCTACCTGTTCTTGAGGAGGTAAAAGACCTTGCTGAAGAAATGAAAAAAATGAAAGTAATGATGGAATCATACAAAAATGATTTTGAATCTTTCAAAAAAGAACCTGCTGGTAAGAAAATTAACGGCGGAAAAACAGACTTTTCTAATATTGAGAAGTTAAATTCAGATGATGCAAGAGTTGCTACCATTATGAGTTTTAGAAAACTAAAAAAATAATTAAAACAAAAACAATTTAAAAATGAAAAATTATTCAAAAGAAGATTTTGGTTATGTTGTTTCCTCCATTACCGGTTTTACCGACCAAACTTCACAAGAGTTAATGATGAAAGCTCTTGTTGGTGGAACTACTGCTAAAGTATCCAATGTAAAATTAGGTATCAAAGGTACACAACAAATTCAAATTTTAGACTCAACTCCAGCATTCCAAGCAGGTGCTTGCGGATGGAGCCCAAGTGGTACTACCACTTTCTCTCAAATCTCATTGACTGTATGTCCTGAGAGAATTAACGAAAACCTTTGCCCTGATGCATTGTATTCTACTTATCAGTCATTGTTGTTACAAAAAGGTGAAACTGAAGAATCAGTTCCGTTCGAACAACAAATTGCTGATTTGAAAGTAAAACAAATCCAACAAAGAATTGAACAAAAACTATGGGGTGCAACTGTATCCGGTGGTGATTGTTTCGATGGTTTCAAAGCATTGTTGGTATCAGGAGCTACAGGTACTGCGGTATCTGCTGACCCAACTGCATTCTCAAGTTCTGCAGCATACGGTGTATCTGGTAACCCTATCACCGAGGTTGACAAACTAATCAACGCACTTGATGACAACGCACAAGCGTTGGAAAACCTTGTAGTGTTCATGTCTTACCCTAACTACAGATTGTATGTTCAGGCTTTGACTAAGGCTAACTTCTTCCAAAACTACATCGGAAGTTCAGTAGTTATCGGTGGAGAGGCTAACTCTTTCGCAGTACATCCAAACTCTACTGTTAAGGTATATCCTACTATCGGTCTTGCTGGTTCTGGTCGAGTTGTAATCGGACCTGCTGACTATTTCGTAGTTGGTTTTGACTTAATGTCTGACCATGAGAAATTGGATATGTGGTGGTCTCGTGATAACGATGAGATTCGTATCCGTGGTAACTACAACTATGGTGCAGCTTTAGTTCGTTTCGCAGGAGTTAACTACTTCGCGACTAACAACATTGCATAATCGTTTAAGTACATAAAAAAACTGAGGGGTGAAAGTCCCCTCAAATTTAATAAACGAAAAAATTAATAATATAAAATATGTCTTGTTTTATTTCACAAGGAGTTTCCTTAAACGAATGTTCAGATAGTATTGGTGGTATTAAGAAAATCTATATTGCAGGTGGGTCAGGAACTACTCTTGGTGGTGTGACTGGTTTTACTTACGATGCAGATGACCAAATCACCGGTGCAACCGCAGCGGCAGCTACTGTATTCTACGGATTTGAACTTAAGAGAGGAACATCTTCTTTAACTCAAAATATTCAAAAGTCATTTGAGAATGGTACCATTTATTTTGACCAAGAATTATTGGCTGTTATGTACAAATACGATGCGGATAAGAGATTGATACTTCAGAACTTAACTCAGAAGGACAACCTACAAATCATTGCAATTGACCAAAACGATACTCAATATATGTTGGGTCAAGTTAGAGGTATGTACACATCAGCAGGGGCGGCAACAACCGGTCTTGCACTTGGTGACAGAAATGGATTCGAAATTACTTTCTTAGGTCAGGAACCAGTTCCTGCAAGAGTAATTGACGGAACACTTTCAACTGTATTCTCAGGTGCTACATTTAGTGGATAATCACAAATAGGGGTTGAACCCTATGTTTATCTATATGAAATGTGCGCAGTAAAAAGTCTTAAATATGCGCAATCAATAAAAGGAGTGTGGGTGACCACCTCCTTTTTTTATGTGTAACTATTCCAAAAACAAATTATTTATATTTAGTTATATAGAGTTATCTTATGGTTATATTAAATAAAGGACAGGAAAATGAATTGGTGTTGAATATTAACAATAATTCAAGACAGACATTTACCGGATACACTTTAACATTTGTTCACGCTTTATCACAAGAGAGTAAGTCATATACTATCGATAAATCAAACCCTGCACAATATGGTCAGAATAACAGGTATTGTGAGATTGTTTTAAACTTAACAAGTAATGATTTGAACTACGAAGGACAATACCAATTACAAATATTTGGTGATGGTACTTCTTTGGTTTATACTATTATGTGTGAGGTTGTAGATACAAATCAAACTGATACATTTATTCAATATCAATCCGATAATGAAGATAATAGTAACTACATATATATAGAATAATATGAGTAATGAAATGAAAAAATACGATTTGGGCAGAGTTAATTTTACTCAAGAACCAATCTTACCAAGATTTACAGAGGTAATACAAAGGTTACCTTATGTGTTATATGGTGATGACAACTTGATGCCTAACTATCTTATTACAAGATTTAACAATAGTGCAATACACAAGGCAATAGTATTATCCAAAGTAAATCAGATTTTGGGTGATGGTGTAGTATCACTTAACAATCCAATGGCAAGTGTTAACTTGATTAACAAGAAGGAAAATGTACACGATGTAATGAAGAAATGTGCGCTTGACTTAGTTCTATTTGGTGGCTATTCATTAAATATAATCTGGTCAAGAGACAGAAAATCAATAGCTGAAATTTATCATATTGACTTCAGTAGAATTAGAAGTGGTAAAATTAATCCTGAGACAGATGAGATTGAAAAATATTTCTATTGTGCTGATTGGGCTAATACAAGAAAGTTTCCTATAACAGAATATGATGCATTCTCAGCTGATGCAAAAGATGCATCACAAATATATTACTACAAACAATATCAACCATCTAATTCATATTATCCAAACCCAGATTATTCTGGTGCTATGGCTGCTATACAAATTGATATTGAAATCAAAAACTTCCATAAGAACAACTTACAAAAAGGTATGATGCCAAGCTTATGGATTAACTATCATAATGGAATTCCTGGTGAAGAAGAGATGAGAATTATTGTTCGCGGTTTAGAAGAACAATATGGTGGAACAGATAATGCTGGTCAAGCTATTGTATCATTCAATGAATCAAAAGAATTGGCACCAGAGATTACACAAATTCAAGCTGGTGGAAATGATGCATATTATCAACAAATCTATGACGATATTATTCGTTCAATTATGGCTGGTCACAGAGTTTCTTCTGGTGAACTTTTTGCTGTTACAACCTCTGGTAAATTAGGTGCTGCAAATGAAATTGTAGAACATTCAGAATATTTCCGTAAGATGGTTATATTACCATATCAATCAGAATTGTTACCTAGTTTCAATAAGTTAGTATCAATGAAGACAGGTAAGCCAACAACATTTGAAATTAAACCATTATCTATATTCAATAATCAAGGTGATAATAAAACAAGTGCAACAGATAATGCACAAAAAGTATTGGATGGTATCAATTCATTATCACCATTGGTAGCAAATAAAGTTCTTGAATCAATGACACCAAATGAGATACGTGCGTTAGTAAATCTAGATGCAACTCCAGAAGGTGATGTGGTTCCAGTTGTTGCTGAAATTAGTACAACAGATATTGTAACACCAGTGGCTGCTGAATCACAAACAGTTAATGAACACATAAAGGGTTTAAAAGGTCGTGAGTGGCAATCAATGATGCGTATTGTACGCGAATATAACAAAGGAAAAATAAGCCGTGAACAAGCTGCTAATATGCTTAAAAGTGGATATGGATTCACTGAAGAAGAAATTGGTGCGTGGTTAGGCGAAGAAGAATATCAATATAATTAAACTATGGGTGTATTATTAATAAGTGAAACAAAATTAAAAGCATTTACCAATATCAACAAAAACGTTGATATGGATGTATTAAAAGCTGAAGTACAAATCGCACAGGATATCCATTTGCAAACATTGCTTGGAACCAAGTTTTATGACCATCTATTGAATCAAGTATCATCAACTGGTAATACATTCAATGCGGATGAATTAACGCTTGTAAACGATTATATTGCACCTTATTTAATTCAGAAAGCATACGCTGAAGCAATGCCAAATTTGCATTATCGTGCAATGAACCGTGGTATTGTTCAAGGTGATATGGAATTTGGTTCTGCTGTTGATATTGAAACGATGAAATATTTGCGTAATATCCAGAATCAACGTGCTGATTTCTATATGACCAGACTTCAAGATTATCTATTAATTGGTAGAGGTCAAAATAAATTCCCTGATTACTTATCAGCTAATACTTATGATGGAATGTTGCCTTCAAAACAAGAGAAGTATATGAATGGTGTTTATTTGAAACACGTTACCAGAACAGGTTATAACTATAAAAATTTAACGATGCCTGTGTATTCAGAAATCGAACACGAAAATCCTCCATGCAGTGATTGCTACTGACCTAATTATCAATAACTTATGAATACAGAATTAATTTTAATCATATCAAATTTGTTAACATTAGCATTTTATAAATTGATAAATCTCTTTTATCTTTGTGTAAACAAAAATAAAACAACTATGGCAAACATTTTCAACGACCTAAATAAATTGGTCAACACAGTTCAAAAGGTTGATAAGTTATTAACCGTTAAACCTCAAACAAAAAGAAAATCATACAAAGAAGAGTGTGAAATTCTTAAAAGTGAAAACAGGAGACTTAGACACCAAGTTGAAAAGTTACAGGATATTATAGACAAGAATATCGGAAAGAATTAATACAAACAAATAAGGGTCCAATTACAGGACCCTTTTTTATTGTTCCACGTGGAACAATCTATTGTAGAGAAGGTGTTTCTATTTCTTCTCGTACCAGATGTTATCTGGATTATCTTTAAATCTACCATCAATCCTCCAAGTTATCTCGTTTGATATTCTGGTTGCTTTTTCTTCTTGTCCACTAAAATGTAAGTACATAAAATAAACCTGTGTACTAAATGCAAATATAATCCAAGCAGCTACCAGCCATACATATATAACAAATAGCCATTCGCCAATTTTAGCCCATTTAAGACTACTTCTCAAGCTGTGCATAGCAAACTGCCAATGCTTGTTCGTTCGTGTCATATTCGCCACCTATTGCTTCCATACAGCGTGATATGTACTTGTCTTCCGCTTCACCAGATTCTGGTACAGGGATTGCAAACATTTCTTTCGTTTTATCTGACACTTCAATCTTGTTGAAATGTGCATCTCTATATACCTTACGTGCTATCTCAAATTTATCTATACTCATCGTTCTTACTTTTTTGGTAATTTTATTTTAGCTTTTGCTTGTTCTTCTTTGATAGGTACGCAATTAGGTGACCCATCATCTTTTAAACCAATTGGTTCATAACCTTCCCAACACGGATTTGGTTCAATCGCCATTTGCTTACAAGGTAAACGATGTGCTTCTCTGAATGCATTAATCGCTATTTGAAATTTATCTATCGCCATTATACTAATTTTTTGAATTGATTATATGTTAATTGTTTGTTGTAATTAATCCAATTCTGATAGTTGTGATGAATCCAATTATAAAATCCAATTTCGTCTATCTTGTTTTTCAATCTGATGTTTGAATGTTCTCTGTATATCCTTGCAAAATATTCTGATTTATTCCACTTGGATAACTCGTGTTCGTTTGGTTTTGGTAATGTTAATTCCATTATATCTTCTGTCTTTTTAGTTGTTTATTCTCTTTATATAGTTCCTCAACCTTCTTTTCAAGATCCTGGATCTTAATGTTTAAGCTGTGGATTTCTTCTTTAAGGTCATCAATAATATTCTTATACAGACCGATTGATAACTCAAGATTTCTAAGTACTTGATTATCAGTCTCTGCATTGCTTCTTCTACGTCCAACAAACCAACCAGCGATACCAGTTAGTGCATTAGATATAATTAATAATATTTCTGTATTCATATTAATAACA